GAGTCCGTCGAGGGCCACGCCGATGGCGCTCTGGAGCGCCCGATTATTATAGTCGAGCTGGAGGGCCTGTTGGTTATCGAAGATCTTCAGGGCAACGACACCGATCCATTGAGCATCGGCGGCATCATCATTGAGATAGACATCCTGGCCGTAAATGCCCTGAAAAGCCGCCGTCAGATCGTCGAGGATATCCGCAAACGACGAAAGGTGCAGTCCGGCGGCGTCGATATAAGGAGCGGCATAGCTCACGAGGGTACCCCCTGGGGAGTCGGAATATTAGTGACACTAATCGCGCCGTAGATCGTGTTGACGGTGCAGGCGAATCCGTAAGTCCGGCTATTCCAGTCGAAAGTGCTGGAAAAGTTTTGAATGGATTGCACGCCCTGAGTGCCGGAGATGCGCGTCCTGAGAATGCGATCAAGGTCTGCCTGGGCAGTCCTCTGGCCGAGGATCTCTTGGAACATTGGCGTGCCGTCATTCAGGTTCAGGAACCATTCACCCTGAAAAAGCCTGATAACCGTCTGGATCGCCTGGACGACGGCCGCCTTGTCGACGAGGAAATTATTTTGCCCCTGGCCCCACATGGGGTCATAATTCGCATCGAGGGCGCGGTATCTCATACAACCCCCAGGGATTGATCGCTCCCGGCTTTTACGCCGGAATGGGTGTGCTGCAGAAACACGCGGCCGTCAATCGTCGTGTTATCGCCGATGATGACGGCGCTGTTTCCCACGTTCACCACCGGCGCCGTCACATTTATCGTCGTCCCCACAACTTCGATAACCGCAGTTCCCTCGTCGTTCCGGAGCTGGGCCCTATCCGTCTTGTAGCCGGATATGACCCTGGGCTGGCTCCATATACCAATGAGCGCAAAGCCGTCGCTCAGATCGTGACGACGCAAGTCCATCTGGATATTACCGATCCCCCCCGACTGCCACCACGCATCAATGCAGCAATCGGCGAGCATGACCAGGCACTCGTCGCCTGCGGTGATGGGCAAGGTTAAGCAGTAACCGCCTGCCCTGGGTAGCGCAATAGGGACATCGGTGAGTAGTGGAAGCTGTACGTTACTCTCAGCGCCTTTCACATTTATGATTTCCATGATTGAGGGCTGGACGGTCACCGTCTGTCGGTTCGGATCGAAGGATTGGATAATCCCCGGGATATGTACCCACAGCCTTGCCGCCGTCTGATCGCCGACCCGGTGGTACGGTTCGCAATCGAGGCCCATGCGGGTAGGGATGTCTAAGCCGTTTCTTATGCCGTAGCTCATAGTTTTGGGCGCGGAAACTCCATTGCTTGCTGCGGGGTAGTTTATCAGCTACCCCATATATTTACGGCAGCCCGCATGGTTTGGTCTCGGTTTATATCCTTCTTTACAATAACAATCACAGCAATAAAAAATGCTTCGTTTCGGTTTCCCTGGAAACACCTTCACATGGAGGATCTCTATATCTTTCTTCGCACATACATCGCAATGATCGGATAGTCCAGACATCTTTATTCTCCTGTCTGTGTCAGCGGCGTTTGCATCATTGTCGGTATCGGCCCAATGCCGGAGTATCCGAGAACCTCCGTATACCAGGGAGCGCCTTCTCCGCCCCTCGTGTCACCGATGTGCCGTACCCGTCCGATAGTACAATAAAAATCCTGATCGAGAAGAGAGGCGATCAACCCTTGCGAAACCATCATAGTCCGCACTAGTACATTATCGAGCTTTATCTGCATGCCGGGCCTGCGTATTTTGATCCTGGGATCTAGACAGACTTTGAAAAGAACGCCTGCCTGCGTCTGCTGCGGCGTGCCGATCAAGCCGGTGTCCGGCGAATAGACAAGGGCCTCTTCCTTTGAGATGTCCGTGAGCTGGGAAAGGGTAAGCTTCCCGTCCTCCAGCCACCACTGCGCATTGTTGGCTTTGGCAACACCATCCAGATAATTCTTCGCGTCACCGAAATAGCTTTTTCCCCTCGGGAGCTGATGGACCTTCAGATCGGGGGTAATGAATTGTATCGGGAGAGGCATTTTGGCATTATCGGCAATGGCCTTCACCTGGGACGCATAGGTCGCCCCGGCACCGATCGACTTGTTGATCAGGTTTTGATCTAATTTGTCCATGCCGTCGATGCAGTGCAGCAGCAAGGTGTAATCTACCACCTCGGGCCGGTCCCAGATCGGCTGGAAAAGCTGGCCGTCGAAGATCACGCCGTAGGCGCCCGTGTCATAGCCCGCCTCCACAAGGACACGCTGCCCCTGGGCGAATGGTATATTGCCGTTTGTATCCAGGTTGTAGATCGTAATATCGGAATAATTCGGCGTCGACCAGCCCGGCTTATCGATCTCAAAGACAGCGCGCAGCGCCCCGGTGGTCTGCTCCTTGGTGCTGTCAGAGAGCACGATCTGCTGGCTGTTGCCGTTCGCATCCGGCTGCGTGAAGATGCTGATTTTCCATTTTCGGCCGAAGAGGGGATTCACAGGTGCGATCATACTGCGTACTCCGGAGTGTCTGCCCATGCCAGCACCCAGTCGGTCCCCAGGTTCGTATCGTCCGGCCAATCGCCCGGCACGCCTGAGACATTGAGCAGGTAGACGCTGCCGATTCTGAGGTAGGCGTACTGACCGAGGAGGTTCGCCGCCGGAGGATCGCCCGAGACAAGCGGCACCCCAGCCAGGATCACATTGCCGGTGCTGTCGGCGATCCCCATCACCCAGTAGCCAGCAACTTCGTTGTAACCGAAGGTCAGATTAAACGTCAGGTTCGCTCCATCGACATTTAGGGTCACTGTCAAGCTTTGATTCGGGGCGTTGGTCAGGGGGATGATCTGTTGGCTCATGGTATCATCTCCGACAAGATCGAGCCTTGCTGCGGCGTGGGCGGCGTCGGCTGCACGGTCCCGGTCGGCGTCTCGCCCGTCGTATGCGGAAGGGCGCTCACGATAACGACTGCCACTTCCGCCATGATTATCTGCCGCAATGTTACGTGCATTTTGAGGCCGTAGAGCGTCTCATGGTCATCCGGCGCATCGATGTCCTCAATGTACATATTCTCATACAAGTCGAGCCGCGTCGTGAGCGTCAGATTGTGGGCGTTGTCCTGGAGTGACCCCATAAGTTGATAAGCCGAAATGGATCGCGTGGGGCCGTCGCTGTATTGGCCCGGCACGTATTCCCCCATAGCGTCCGACATGGCGATCTCCAGCACCACGCTCGACGGCTCCCGGTAAATATGGTCACCCTGGGACGCGCCTGTTTGCACCGGATGCTTCGTAATGACGGATTTTCGGGAATGCCCTACCCGGATGACGGCATCAAAATAGTACGTATTCCCTGTCACTGTGTCATAGATCGATGTATTCCCCGGGATGTTTTCGGCCCACTGCGGTGGCCAAAAGCCGTCTTCGAACGGGCCCTGATCGCCCGGAGAATCCATCACGAAAAGCTGCCACAGATCGCCTGCGCTCATCCAAGCACCCCGTTCATTTCGAAAGCTAAGCGCTGCTGTCGCTTCGTGAGCATTGCATCGACGGCATCACGGGTCTTTCGGGCGATCTCATCGGCCGAAGCGTGCGTGCCGGCGACGGTCACATTGACATCGCCCAATGTGGTGGTGACGGTGACATTGGGCGATGCCGGGATGGGCTGCCCGTAAGCCGTTTTCTTCTCGCCCATCACCGAATTGATGTAATCCCCTATATTCGGCCCGGCCCACTGATTGCGCGGCAGGATATTCAACACGCTCAAATCGCCCTTCTGGAGCCGGTTCGCCGCCCCTTCACCGCCGTACCATGCGGCTGCCGCAAGGCGCATGTCATTTCCATATTTTTTCATGTAATAGTCCATGCGGCTCTTATAGACGATTTCCTGATTTTCTGGGGTAGTCGGTGCATTTTTTCCCAGGCCCGCGGCCTTTGCCCATTCAGCCCAATTCTGCGGCATGATCTGGTATTTCCCGATCGCGCCGCTTTGAGGGTTCACCGCATAGTAATTACCGCCCGATTCCTGGGCAGCGATGCCGGGAAGGGGGGCGGCCTTGATATCCTCTAAGCTTGCGGGGGCACTTTTCCCCTGCGTAGTCGGGGCAGTTTTCCCCTGGGCCGTTTCTACCATGTTCTTTGTACTATCCTTAATCATCTCCCAAGTCTCTGCCATGCGTTTTCTCGCTTCGGTAAGGTGGCCGCTCATGGCAAGACCGGCCGCGTCGAGAAGGCCCACGATAATCCTTGCGAGCAATATGACGCTCTTCGCCGCCTCATCCACCGCGACCTTCATAACCTTCCAAACGACGGCTGCGGCTTTCATTCCAAGGAGCTTTTCAATGACGTGGCCGATGCCTTCGGCAAGATGCCAGGCCGCTGCGCCCGTCTCCTTGACGAGAGACCAGAATTGGGCGAAAGTCCCGCTCTCAGCTATTTGATCGTAAACTTGCTGAAGTTTGTCCACGACCCAGGAAAGAGCGTGAGAGAGAGCCTCCGTCACAATAAGTACCTTGCCCCATATCGGTGCCAAGGTTTTCGAAGACTTTCGCCCGTCCACGTAGGCATAGAAGTCATCGAGGAGCAGGAGGAACGCGCTAATAGCCGCAAAAGCTATACCCAGGGGTCCGGTCATAAAAAGTAGCTCCAGCCCGAGAGCAATTGCTACGACTGCCTTTTGGCCTTTGCTAAGCGAATTCCAGAGACGCTCCAGTACGGTCCATAATTCTTTGCCAAAGCGCACGACGTCCCCGAAGAGTTGCACGACGACAGCCAGGGCTTTGGCTATCTTAGCCGTCCATTCCTCCAGATGATCCTTGAGCCATTTATTGAACTCTTTAAGTTTGCCCATTAAATTTCCCATAGGCCCGGCGAGGTATTTCGTCAGCTTCTCGCCGATGAGCTGCAAACCCCATTCAATAATGACCTTCATTTTTGTAAATTCGAATCCGATATCACGGATGCTTCGCATGCTCTCTTCAAAATCGGCCGGCATTTGCGCTTGTAACTGATTCTGGAGCTTTATCAGGTCCCGGAAACGCTCATTGAGCTCCGGATTCCAGGCGATCTCCTCGAAGCTGTGGCCCAGGGCGTCCACCGCGATCTTCAGCTTTTTCGCCTTGTCCGTGGCCATATACATTTTCATGGCGTAGAGCTGATAGCCGAGGTCGGATTGAGCCACCTTGTCCATGAGGCCTGCCGTGGCCACGGTAATTGAAGCGAGGACGCCGACGACAGCGGTCCCGGCCTTGACGTACTCTTTCGCCATGCCGGATGTATGCTTTTCTACCGCCTTCCCG